AGGCGTCAGCAGAACCAGGACAGTGGCAAAATAACAGAACTCCCTATCTGATCGGAATCATGGAAGCCGTCTCAGATCCGGCAGTTTCTGAAGTGGTCGCCATGTGTGGAAGTCAGCTTGGGAAAACGGAAGTCTGTTTAAATATTTGCGGCTATCACATGGCCCATGATCCAAGCCCAATTCTCGTAGTTCAGCCAACTTTGGAAATGGCACAGGCTTGGAGTAAAGACAGGCTTGCCCCAATGCTGCGCGACACCCCAACTTTGCAAGGCAAGGTAGCAGATCCCAGAAGTCGAGACTCTGGGAACACCACTTTGCACAAGTCCTTTCCTGGCGGACACCTTACCGTTTGTGGTGCGAATTCCCCAAGCTCGCTGGCTTCTCGCCCAATTCGAATCGTTTTGTGTGATGAGGTGGACAGATACCCAGTGAGTGCAGGCTCTGAAGGTGATCCGGTGGCACTGGCTCGCAGACGAAGTGCAACCTTCTGGAATCGCAAAATTCTTCAGGTATCCAGCCCAACCATCAAAGACCAATCACGCATTGAGGCCGCTTACAAACGAAGCGACAGAAGACAGTTCTGGATTCCTTGTCATGCTTGTGGTGAATTCCAGACGTTAGCGTTTCGGCAGGTTCGCTGGCCTGAGAATGAGCCAGAAAATGCAAAATATCACTGTGAACATTGCGATCAGCCTTGGACAGACGCACACAGAATCAAGGCTTTGCGTTTTGGCGAGTGGCGAGCCGAAAAAGATTTCAAGGGAACGGCAGGCTTTCACCTCTCTGGTTTGTACTCGCCTTGGCAGACGATTGCAGAGGCTGCACAGGAATTTGTGGTTGCCAAACAGTCCGCTCACACTCTGCAAGGCTTTATCAACACCTTTTTAGCAGAATCTTGGGACATGACAAACAGCCAGGAAGAAATCCCTTATGAATACTTGTTTGCCAGAAGAGAATCCAACTGGAGTGATGGCGAAAAAACCGCACCAAATGGAATTGGGATCATTACCGCAGGCGTTGACGTTCAGGATGATCGACTTTGCTACGAAATCGTAGGTTGGGGCAAAGGTGGCGCAAGTCCTGAAAACTGGTCACTCGAATATGGCACAATTTACGGTGATCCCAGCAGCCGAGAACTTTGGGAAAGGCTGGATGCTGTGCTAGTCCAAGGCTATACTCTCGAAAACGGCAAAGAGTTGGCGATTTCAGCAGCATGTATTGATTCCGGTGGACATTATACCCAATCGGTTTATTCGTTCTGTCGCCCAAGAGAAGGCCGCAGAGTCTTTGCCATTAAGGGCATGGGGCAGGAAGGCCGCCCAATTGTAGGGAAGCCAAGCCGAAACAACATTGGCAAGGTTAGACTCTACCCAATCGGCACATTTTCCGCCAAAGAACAGATTTTTGCTCAGTTACGCATTGAAGAAAAAGGCGCAGGCTTTTGTCATTTCCCAATGAGCCGTGATCGAAGTTACTTTCTGGAACTCTTGAGCGAGAGATTGGCAACGAAGCACTCAAAAGGCTATGCAAAACGCGAATGGATCAAAACCAGAGAGAGAAATGAGGCGCTAGACTGTCGAGTTTACGCACTTTCAGCACTAGCCATTTTAAACGTCAAGAATCTGGACAAGCTGACGAATAAAATCAACGAAATCGAAGAACCTCCACCTCCAGCACCGGAAGTGGATGAACCACCAATGCGAAGAAACCGCCTTCGTATGCCAAAACGCTCTTGGATTAATGGATTTTAAATGAGAAGACCACCAAGAATGCCGTATATCACACCAAAGGAACTACAAGCCTTACTCGACATCAGCAAAAGCACAGCCTACCGATACTGTGAGAGTGGGCTAGTGCCGAGCTATCGGGTTGGAGGAAGGTGGCGAATCGAAAGCCGCAGCGACTACTTGCAATATCGCTAAATTCCCAAAATTCCCAAAATTCCCAAAATTCCCCACGGCACTTTGCTTTTGCGCTAACAATAGCGCATGGCAATTGATCAGTTTGACCGCAACAACTACCCCACAACTGAGCCGGAAACCTTAATCGCTGGAGCCTTCTGGACATGGAGGCGTGACGATCTGGCGACACCTTACCCTATTGGCTCTTACTCTCTGAGCTACAACGCTCGACCTCATGGTGGTGCTACCGAAATCAGCTTTAGTGCCACTGAAGCCGAATCTACCTATTTTATCGAAGTCCCTTCTGCCACAACTGCCGGATATGCGTTAGGGAGTTGGCATTGGCAAGCCTACATCATCCGCACCTCTGATAGTGAAAAAGTCCTAGTTTCTGACGGTTATTGGGAGATTGTTGGAGATTTCGACACCTCGACAGCAGATCCGCGCTCAACTGCTGACTACATGGTTGTGTACTTGGAGGCAACGCTCAAAGAACTAGCCCAGAAACACGCAAGCCAGTATGCGATTGCAGATCGGAACATGATCTTTGCCGATATCAAGAAAACGCGAGAAGAACTGAATTATTGGAAGTCTGAGCTGCGAAAAGAAATCAAGCGAGCCAGAAGAAATGCAGGCAAGCCCACAGGTGACGTAATCGCTACCCGATTTTCAGGATTAGGCTAAATGTGGCCTTTTAAGGGAGAGATTCCCGATTTGATTGGAACAGAAAAGCCCAAAGTGCAGGAATCTGCACCCAAGAGGCACAAAAGAAACTATTTGGGCAACCAAGTCAGTTCTCTGCTCTCTGATTTTCTGTCGCCTGCAACGAGTGCAGACACTGAAATCAGAGCAGCCATCAGAAGGTTGCGTGATCGCTCAAGGCAGTTGGCTCGAAATAATCCGTATGCCAAAAGAGCGTTGCAAGTCTACAGAACCATGATTGTAGGCCATGAAGGACTTACCTTTCAAAGTCGCGCCAGAAATCTTCCTTTAGTCAACGGAAGGCCAGATCCGAACACAGCCCAAGGCCCACTGGATCAAGTAGGCAATGCCAGAATTGAGCGAGCTTGGAAAGAGTGGAGCCAATTGGGGAACTGTGAAGTCAGCGGCAAGCTTTCATGGGTAGATGTTCAGCAGTTGGTGATCGAAAGCGTACAACGTGACGGTGAAGTTCTAGTCAAGCTAGTCCGAGACAAATCTTTGCCTTTTGGCTTTGGACTTCAGGTTTTAGAAGGCGACTACCTCGATGAGCAGTACGACACCACACTTGCCAATGGTAACCGGATCATCATGGGGGTGGAACTCAATCGCTTCCATAGGCCAGTAGCCTATCACCTCTTTGTTGGTCCAGATCATCCGCTGGATTATGGCACAGTCGGAGGCTACCACCACGGCATGAGAAGGGTTCGAGTGCCAGCAGAAGACTTGCTGCACATTTACTTGCCCGAAAGAAGCCAGCAAACCAGAGGAGTTCCGGCTTTTGCTGCCGTGATGGAATCGATGCACCAGTTGCAAGGCTATCTGCAGGCTGAAGTAGTTGCCGCCAGACTGGGTGCAGCAAAAATGGGCTTTCTGCAAAGTCCTGAAGGTGACGGCTTCGATGGGGAAGACACCATTGATGATTATCAACCGATTATGGACGCAAGTCCTGGCTCGATTCAGCAACTGCCAGCAGGAGTGAACTTCCAGGCATGGGACCCAACTCATCCAACCACAGCCTTCAAGGATTTTCATTCTTCTGTGTTGCGCTCTATCGCTTCCGGCTTGGGAATCAGCTATGCCGAGCTGAGCAATGATCTGACAGATGTCAACTATTCGAGCATTCGCCAAGGCGCAATCTCTGAGCGTGATCATTACCGAATGTTGCAAAACTTCTTGATTACGCACCTCGCCAAACCAGTGCACCGAGAATGGCACAAAGTGCAGGTTCTCAGTGGCAGATTCGATTGGAGCATGGATAAGGCAGAAGCGAAGTTCATTCCGTCTGCTGAATTCAGAGGGAGAGGTTTCGCTTGGGTTGATCCTGCTAAAGAGATTAATGCCGCAGTGGATGCTGTTCAGTCTGGATTTATGAGCCTATCAGATGTCCAGCTTCAATATGGGCGTGATCCTGAAGAAGTCTTTTCTCAGATCCAGCAGGATTTAGAGATGGCAGAGCGCTACGGCTTGACGGTTGGACACTTCGCACCATTGGGGCCAAAGCAGCCTTTCTTCTTGGATCTGACCAATATCAATCAAGAGGACTTAGGTAACCAAGTTTCTGCTGGTAACAAAAAACCAGGCAGGCCACCAAATCCTGAAACTGAAGAATCTGATGAGTGAAGGACACAAGCCAACCAGTGGCATGATCGCAGAAGCCAAAAAGGGGCTTGCATGGCGCAGAGAACACGGCAGAGGCGGAACCGCTGTTGGAGTTGCCAGAGCAAGAGACATTTCAAACGGCAAAAATCTGAGTCTTAGCACAGTTAAGAGAATGAAGTCTTTTTTCGCTCGCCATGAAGTGGATAAGAAAGGCAAGGGCTTTAGCGCAGGAGAAGATGGATACCCAAGCAACGGACGCATAGCTTGGGCTTTATGGGGTGGTGATGCTGGAAAGTCTTGGTCGGAAAAGGTTGTCAACCAAGCCACAAACAAGAAGGGCAAAAAAATGGAATTAGAAGATTTACAAACTCGCCACGTTTTGGACGTTGAAGAAACTGAGGATGAATACATTGTGGCCTTTGCCAAAATGAAAGCAGAAGAAGTGGCAGAAGAACCGGAAGAACGAAAAGCCAGCACAGCCGAACCTCTCAGCTTCCGAACAGGAGAGGTTGAGCGTGGTTGGTCATACGATAAAGAAAAAGATGATCGAAGAGTCCGCCTAGCTTGGGCCTCTCAGTCACCTGTCGAGCGTGAATTTGGTTATGAAGTGCTAGGCCACTCTGAAGACGAAATAGATTTGAGTTTTGCCAGAAGTGGCAGAATGCCGCTTTTGTTAGATCACGATATGCGCCAGCAGATTGGCGTTGTCGAGAACGTAAGCCTTGACAGCTCTGCCGGAATCGCAAGGGCCACAGTCCGCTTTGGAAAAGGCGCACTGGCGGATGAGGTTTACCAAGATGTCCAAGACGGCATCCGAACCAATGTTTCTGTTGGCTATAGCGTCAAAGGCATGATTCCCACTGACGAGGAAATCGATGGTAGAGGAGTCTTTCGAGTAAACGCTTGGTATCCGCAGGAAGTTTCAATTGTTTCAGTCCCAGCCGATAAAGGCGTTGGGATTGGTAGATCACTTTCTACAAAGGAAAAGAAAATGGAAGTTCAGGAAAAAACACAAAGCACAGCCCAGGTTGTTGCAGAGGCTCCACCAGTTCCAGTGATTGATGAAGCCGCAATCAAGAGAAATGTCATTGCCGAGCAAGGCCGCATTCGTTCTTTAGCCAAGAGTTTTGGTAAGGATGACTTCGCAGAAGCTGCGATTAGAAGTGGGATGAGCTATCTGCAATTCGCAGAAGAACTAGGTGATGAAGTCCGCACCAATCCGCACAGCGTTCAGCCCAAGCTGACTGAAAAAGAGAAGCAAAATTATTCTCTGATTCGAGCAATTCAAGCGGCAGCGGAAAACAATTGGGGTTCCGCAGGCTTTGAGAAAGAAATTTCAGATGAAATTGCCAGCAGAACAGGCAAGCAACCTCGAAGTTTCTATGTGCCAGATCATGGCTACAGTCATCAAAGAACCTTATCAGCCGTAACAGGCTCCAGTGGTTCAGGTTTCAGTGATTTGACTGTTGCCGAAAACCTGCTGACAGATCGCTTTATTGATGCACTGATTTCAACCTCCATTCTGGGACAGGTTGGAGCGACACGCTTTGAAGGGTTGGTTGGTGATGTAAAAATCCCCAAGTTCAGCGCCAATGCCAGTGTCAGCTTCCAGACGGAAACGGGATCAGTTGCCAATAATGAGCCGGATTTTGGACAGATTTCCATGACTCCAAAAACCGCAGCCAACAAAATCCAGATTTCACGCCAGCTTCTGCACCAAGGGCTGAATGGTAATCTGGAAACCACACTTCGCAACCACATGGTGCGACTGTTTGCAGCCAAGCTGGATAATGTGTCGCTGAAAGGTGGCGGATCCAATGAGCCAAGTGGTGTGCTGCAGACTACCGGAATTGGTGATGTTGAGAGCGCTGGAACCTCTGGGAATGCTGCTTTGACGTATGGAAACGTAGTCGACATCTGGAGCGAAGTGGCTGCAGACAATGCTTTGCTAGGGAGCCTCTATTGGGTGACACATCCAAGAGTGGTTGGCAAGCTGATGCAGACTCTGGTTGCTGCTTCAACAGATTCCAGAATGATCATGCAGGACACCAATTCTCTGCTTGGTTATCCGCTGGTTCAGACCACTCAAATGCCTTCGAGTTCTCCTTACACCTTGTTATTCGGAAACTTCACAGACCTATACCTTGGCTTCTTTGGAGCCTTGGATGTGCTGGTTGATCCGTATGGTGCAGCCGGAAACTCAACGGTAAACCTCTACTTCTATCAGATGATGGATGTAGCCGTTGCCAGACCTGAATCATTTGCTGCAGCGCAGGATGTGACTGTTTAAGCGATGCTTCAACTGGATGAACTGAAAGATTGGTGTAAAGGGCAGACGGCTCTTGTTATTTGCGGAAGCCCTTCTGCACCTGCTGATGTTCGCCAGAGTGAATGGGAAGGAGCGCATTGGATTAGTGTAAATCAACACGCTGCGCTTCTTCCAGACTTGGCTTGGTGCTACGCCCACGATCCAAGCATGATCGAATTTTTGAGAGATGAGATTGGAGTTCAATGCCCGATTGTTTCCCCACAGTTTGCCAAGCTTCACGGCAAAGACATCTATGCCGGAATCTGCCCTTGGGTGCAGCTCAGTGGGCCAGAGGCTCTTTGGTGTGCAGACTTTATGGGATACCAGAAAATCTTTCTTTGTGGGGTGGATAGTTACGAACACACCAGAAGGGACTACTGGCATCAATTCGCAAAGCCTGAAAATGACAAAAGCTTTAAAGGCAAACGCAACCCAAGAAAAGCAGCCTGGGGGGAAATTATCAGCAAGTTACGGAGTCCAGAAAGAGTGAGAACCTACAACTCAAACCTGAACGAATTACTGAAGGCAAGAAAATGAAAGTTCAAATCATCAGAAGCACAGTTGCGGATGGAATGGTAGTCAAGGCTGGACAGGTGGTTAGCCTGACGGTTGAATCTGCCAGAGAAATCATGCGTCTTGGAAAGGCGATTCCCTATGATGAGAAAGAGCCGCTGGTTGATCGCTCGGTAGGCTTGACCACAGAAAGCCAGCCGAAACTGGTAAAAAGGAAAGCTACTAAGAAAACCCTACAGAATGATTGACGTTGTCTGCATTCTCTTTCAGCCGGAAGGCAAGGGACTTCCACAGTTTTCAACAGGATATTCTGCGAAATGGGTGGACAAGCTAGCCAGAGGAATCCAGAGAAACACAAGCCATGACTATTACCAGTTCATCTGCTTGGT